TGTTAGTTCTCCGACACTACCTGTCATCTTAAGGCCCATAGTGCTTGATCCAAAAGCATCCACTCCCCCGCCAATAGGATTCCATGAATAATATGTAGTAGATTCGCTTTTCCCCTTATCTACTCTAGGATCATATAATGCTTGAGGATCAGATGTATTTACCTCGCCAATTTTTAATTGAGGCTGATCCTGGTCAAAGCACTCCTTACAAACCCTCAGTCCATTTCGGATGCTATTTTCTATTTCATATCGAAGTTCTTTCAGCTTATAAGTGAATCCGCATCTATCGCATTCGCCTAATGCTTTGGAAGCCCTCGCGTAACTCATTCTAATAACGGCCTTGAACCAAATCAGGAACAAATCTTACCGTTGCCCTTTCTCTGTCAGATTCGCTGGCATCATTCCAAAGCTCATCATATCTTGCCTTTAAAAAAGGCACTTTTTGGAATGATTCATTATGTTTGGTTCCTATATTGCAAGCCAATGCGTAAGTTAAACAAGGCAAGTATCTTGCAGGAATATCTGCGTTATTGCTTGCTGGGCTTCCAGCATCTTCTATTCTCGCTATATAGTCATAAACCAATGTGTATGTCTGTGCGCTATCAGGAGTTGACCACAATATAATATTGGATGTTCCAACATTTTTATCTATATAAAATTGTGTAGGTTTGGATTTATTTAGTTTTGTTGCCTGATGATTATATTGAGTTCTTGAAACTCTGTTTAATCTTTGGTCGAACTGTTTATTAATATCACCTGAGTCTGTTCTGATAAAAGCGTCAACAACATCTAACGCATCACTAGGCAAAGCATAACTACTTGTTCCTGCGGTCAAGGTCTGTGTGTTTTGCTCTATTGCCCATAGATTTAAGCCCTTATTCTGCCACTCAAGGAAAACTAAATTTAAAGCCCTTTTTGCGCTTCTAAAATCATAGCCAGAGCGCATTTCCATACCACAAAGATCATAGGCTTCTTCTAAGATATCGCCTATATCTAAGGTGAATGTTGTTGTTCCACTTGTAGCCATAATTTATCCTATTATCCCGAAGTCTTTACTTTCTCTGGATATTTTTTTTCTTGGCTTTGCTTAAAGCAATAGCTACTGCCTGCTTTTTTGGCCTGCCCTCTTTCATTAGCTTAGAAATATTCTTGCTAATAACTTTTTTAGAGCGACCCTTTCTTAAGGGCATGAGCTAATTTCCTCGACGCTCATCTCGGCGACGATTGGCCCTTTCTTGCGCCTCTTCTCGCGCCTTACTCACTCGCTCTTGGGCTGCTTCTGCCTGCGCTCGCTGTTCGTTTCGGCTTTCTACTGCCCCTCTACGTCTTTTCAGTTCTTTT